CAGGTTCTAACATACTAATGTCTATTACATCGTAGCGTGTCGCTACATCTTCTATTTTATCAGATTTTAATACTTCAAAAGTAGTTAGCATTTTTTTATCAGTTCTTAAAATCAAAGTGCCATCATACTCATCATTTCTAAGCTCTGTGATAACTCCAACTATACTTGATGATGTTTCGCTTGATACAGGGTCGAATGCACTTCCACTTTGAGTGATTGACACTTTGGTTAATGATTTGCCAAACTTCTCGATAAGTGTCGAAGCCGTGTCTTTTGTTTTGTTATAATCAAACTTAGACATTTGCAACCCTCTCTTTTGCGATATTATAATAAGTTTCGTCCATTTCAATTCCTACGAAGCTTCTATTAATATTTTTACACGCAACAGCTGTTGTTCCTGAGCCGAATGTAAAATCTAAAACTAGCTCATTTTCATTTGTATATGTTTTTATTAGATACTCCATTAGAGCTACTGGTTTTTGTGTTGGGTGAACTGTTCCTCTTTCAACTACCCCAAACTCTATCAAAGTTTTTGGATATCTAAACCCACTGTTATCATTTCTGTGTTCAGCACCATTCTTAAATGTTCCATACGTTGTGTCTCCACTAGCACTAACTTTTGAAACCCTCCCTCCTTTTAGTGAAGAATATGGCTCTCCATCTGAAAACTGCGGATTATAAGTTGGCGGCTTGCTGTAGAATACAGACACATTTTCCGTGTCTCTCAAAGGCATCTTTTTTGCATTTAAATGTCCTGTGCCTCTTGGTTTTCTCCACACCCAATCATATTTATAATTCTTAATATTACTCATCCGTAAAGCACTACTGAATGGCTCACTACCAAATAAGACAATAGCTCCATTAGGTTTAATAAGCTTGTTTAGTCTTAGCCACATTTCATCAAAAGGAATAACCAAATCCCACGAACACGCAGTCGTACCATATGGTAAATCGCAAATAATAGCATCAATTATAATACCCTCTTCAATCAGCCTATCCATCTCTTGAAGTGCTTCACCGTGTATTAACCTAATATCAGACACGTCTACCCCTCAAACTATTCTCTAAATATGGTCGCAAAAGTGCATCTAAGGAGGTATAACGTGTTTTGGTTGTTGTACCGTCTTGATATTCAACTTCGATAACATCAACCTTCTCACGCTTTACTGATTGAGTTTGATTAGCTTGTAAATCTTCACCGCTATCAATCAAAAGAGCTGCTACTATTTGAGCAGTCTTGATATTAGTTGGTACGGCGTTAACATCTGGATTAAAATCAAGCGATACGTCCATAATACGAGGGAATGCGTAAGGCTGTAAGTAGCTAGTTTTTGAGCCTTTGTAATTTTGGCTGTCTACATAGTCGAGGGCTTTAGTTAGTAATACAATCGCATCACCTACTATTGTTATCCCACGTGCAGTTGCATAGTCTGTTAATTCAGTTGTAGTTGCGTAGCTCATTTGTTAGCCTTATTGTAAATTTAATAACTCACTCCGAAGAGTGGGCTATAAATCTACTTTTTTATCAGCGATTAGTTTTTCTAAATCTACATTTTTAATGTTATCGGCAAATTCAATATCTAAAGATAACGCCTCTTCAATAAGCAAATCTCTTTTTGATTTCTTATTCTCTTTTGATTCACTTTTCAAAGTAAGTTTTGGAGCGTTTTCACACTGTTCTTCTTTGCCTTGAAATTTAGCATCAATAATTTTTAAGCTATTTTTTTTAGCCAACTCTTTTACATCTTCCACATAGTTATATGTAGGGAAATTAACAAACCATTTATTCATATTTTCTCCTTATGTAAGAAACCCTAATTAAAGGGCTTCATCTCCAATAGTTACAACACCCGCTGAGTGCTTAACGTCCGTTACAAACATATCCCAGTTTGTGCCTGTTGCGATTTCTGCATTAGTTGGAGATTTGCCACCGTTTGCAGTATCCCAAGAGTACCCTAGCATTTTCATAGTGAAAGTGTAATCAGCTTGTACAGTTGTTTCGATACGCTCTTTCCCGTTGCTTGTTTCTGTATTCGTGATGAAGTCAGAAGTTCCGCCAATTTCAATCGCACCGCTTGCAAGTGTGAGAACGATTTCTTTGTTTGGAGTTCCTGCAACTCTAAGTGCTGGAGCATCTGTAACAACAATATTTTTACCTAAAATATCAACTACACGAACATCGCCAGATGTAAATAGATTTGTTGTATTCCCTATGTTTTGCCCGATAAGCTTGTGATAAGTAGCACCACGCATAACACGAGTAACTAGCATAGACGAACTGTCCCCAAACTTTGCATCTGTTGAGTTAAGAACAGTATGAGAGATACCAGCTGTAGCAGATACATCATTTGTTACACCAGCAACATTACTAATAGCAGCAACAAGAGCAGCAATAGCACTGTTTACTTGGTCAGCCATAATCGCTTCAGTCATTGAGTTAGAAATTACATTCAAAGCCTCAGCTTCGTTTGAACTAATCCAAGCCATTTGTGATGGTTCAAAAATAATCGGGCCGAAACCGCCTGCAACTTTTACTTCAACCGCTTTACTTTGGGATAATGCCAAAGCCGAAACTGTGCCGTTTGTTGCATATCTATCTACACGTCTTTGACTTGATACTAAAGAGTTGTAAAAACTTCTCTCAAAAAAATCTCCACTAAAACCATCAGCACTAAGCATAATCGTGTTATTTGAAGCTGAGTTAAACAGTTCAATTTGTTGTCCTAGTTTTTCAACTACTAACTCTCTTGCATTCGCTATGAATACTTGCATATTTGTTAAAGCCATTGTTTAATCCTTATAATTTAAATTTATCTTTGATATAGGCTAATTGTTCCGCTTTAGAACCATTCAGCCCGCCGCTTGGTTTGCTTTCGCTTCCCTTGTTATTCCCATTGTCACTTGTACCAGTTGCTTTATTTCTAACAAACTTTGAAAGTGTAGCACGAATTTCTTTGTCGTCTTTCGTCCACTTTGCAACATCACCGTCATACTCTAAGAAGTCTTTTGCAAAACGCTCAATGATTTCACGCTCAACTGCATCTGTTGTTAATTCAGCACTAATCGTTTTAACGAGTAAATCGCCTTGACGTTCTGCCACTTTGCGAGTTAGTTCTTCAAGCTGTTTAGCTGTTGATAGCTTAGCCTCTTTTTCAGATTTCCAAAGTTTTTCAAATTCTTGTTTTTCTGCAAGTCGTGACTCTTCAATCTTCAAGCGTTCATCATCAAGCTCTTTTAGTCTTTGTTTAGCTGATTTATTGTTCTCTCTCTCAGAGTTCAAAGCGTTTTTTAATCCGCTAACATCTTCTAAGCCATCAACTCTGAGTTTGTAACCGCTATCTGTTTGTTCATAGAACCCGTGCAAAGCCGTATCTATACCTTCAAGTGTTTCTGTTTGAAATTTAAGCATTAATAACCTCTCGTTATTGTAGTTTTATAGCGTCACGCTATAGTGAGAGAATGGTAGCATAATTTTGTGGGATTGTTTTTTGGTGAAAGTTGGTGAGCTATAATTAAATAGCTCTAAGGCGGCAAATGAAAATAACCCTTAATCTTTAAAATGTTTTGGCTAGATTTTCTCATAGTGCCGCCTTATTTTGTAAGATGGGTTATTATACTATTTTATTTATTGTATTTCTAAATCAATTTCAGTTAGTATATCTTTCAATACTGACACATAATCTCCATTACTTATTTTTATTAAGTCATTAATCCTATGCTTTATATTCATAGCTGTTTTTCTTGAATGATGTTGCGATTCATTCCAAACAGTTAGCATATAAAAATCATCTGTATTTGGCTTTGTCTCTTTAAATGTTAGGCTTGTTTTTGCTTTATATTTATACATCTTTTTATCCTTTTGTTTAGTTGATATATTATACTACAATTCTAATTTCTTTAACTCATCTAAAGTAAGATATTTCCCTGATTTATCCACAAATCTATCAATGCTCTCACCGCTTTTGCGATATAACTTTGCACGCTCAACTCCTAACACTTCATTTTGAAACTTTGCATCTTGTCGCTTTAAAAAGTCGTTATATGTATATTTTTGAGGCACTGTGCCGAACTGTGAGGACTGCGTTTCTGTTCCATCGTCTAAGCTGTATTTATCTTTTAGAATTTTTAAAGTATATGATCTACATGAAAAATGTCTGGGACACTTTGGAGCTTCACCTATTTTATAAATTCCATCACCATTATATGAGGATGCAGACAAACACAAATCTGAAGTGCGATTGTCCAAAGTCGCGAAAAACCTCTCACCCTTCCATAGCTTATCATTACCGCTAAAAACATTCTCTCTCGATACATTTCCAACATGATTCGCTAAAGTCCTTACAAGTGCCTCTGCTTGACTTCTAGTGCGGTTATTTGAAAGACTTTGAATGTTTGAGACTATCTCATCAGTTGTTAATCCTTCTGCGATACCTAATTGCACATAACTCTTAATATCTTTGTAATAACGCTTTGAAAATTGCTTGATGGTTTGGTCGATACTCATCGGCTTTTTACCATCTAAAGTGAGCTTAGATTTTCCTAGCATTATTTGCATAGCTTCGACATTGATTCCAGTTGATACAACCGCAGTACCTACTGCCACGTTATTTGTAATCATCTTCGTAATAAACTCATCTTCATACATTGCTAAGTCTGTAAACGTGTCAAGATTTAAAGAGTTCTCAACCGATGATGTGATTAAAGCTTCTAATTCCAAGAGTTTTGCGGATAGTGCTTTTTTATCCATGATGGTTAGGTCTACAGAATCTAAACTTTTAATTACATTATCTCTGAGTTTGTTTAGCTCTGGCAAGAAGTCACGATATAAGCCTCTGCCATGCCTTTGCAGGTATATTTGGTGCTTAGTAATATCGTCAAACATTTTTAAATTCCTCTAATTTATAAACAACAACATCATTAAACAAGCATATTTTTTCTTTAACTTTATATTTTACATTAAAAATTTCTATAACTTTATAATCTAAAAAAGCATCTTCAAATTCTTTTACTTTGCCATTAAGTGATTTAATTTCTAACATTTCACTTCCTCCAGATTTTGATGTATATTCCCGATAACTTCAGTATCATCTAAATAAAAATATAGATCGTCATGATGATTATTGTTTAATAAATATCTCATCATCCAACAACCATGATAAAAAACTACTTCTAATATATCTTTATTATCATTTTTTACCAAGTCTGATTCATAAATATCAACGCCGTTTTTGTCTAATAATCCTGTGTATTGCATATAAATACCATTGCTACTAAGCTCGTGACCTAATTTAGCAATCTCACTTAATGTTTTTGCATCTTGCATAGTTCCATCTATAAAACATCTAAACTTAATCTCTCTCATCTCAATCCCTCCAAATAATATCGAACCATAGCGTTATATAAATTACGCTTTGACTCTGTATCTCTATAACTCGCCACTGTTTGACGGGTTAAGTTGTAGAACTTTGCTAGGTGGGTTAGGTTGATGTTAGTCATTAGTTTTACAAACTTTTTTCAAAGTTCATCAAAATTTTTATTAAGAGATTTAATCTCATCATTTATTGCAGCACTAACAAGAACCTTTACTGCATCCATGACGCTGTGTGGTATTTTTGCAAAATTACCATCAATACCAATATATATATTGTGACTTTTAAGATTGGCGTTTATAAATCTTTTTTTAGACTCCTCTGCCTCTCTGATTTGTTTTTTCAAACTTATCGCTTTTTCCATATTTTCAACTGTCATCTTTTTTATCCTTTTATGTTTTGATAGAATAATTATATACTAACAAAGCTTAAACAAGTGTTAAATATTTTTACAATCCACTCGCTAACATTTCCGCTTCATCGTCAATATCTGCGTCGGTTCTAGATTGTTCTATAACATCGGCTTGACGAAGGTTTCGTCTCAAATCAGACATAGCGAAAACGCCTTTATCGAGCAATAATATCTGGGAACTTATCTCTTGCGGACTCATTCCTTGGTCGAAGAACTCTCTATTAAGTTCAAAAGTAATCTCAACACTGTCACTTACTAATGAACTACTCTGGAAGTCATAAGCCCACATCAAAGCTTGTTTAATAGCGTCACTCGCATTAGCAGATAGATTATCTAAAACACTATTTTCTGAGCTGTATCTAATACGGACAGCTTCTGCTGTTTCAGCTTGACCGCCTCCAGTGATTATTCTAGCACCTAATGATATTAGTTGCTCTTCTTTACGTCCCATCGCTTCCAAGTGCATAGGATTCGCTGAGGGCTGTAACATAAGAGCCGTGCCGCCCTCTGGAAGTGGCAAGATGCTGCCATCGCCAAAACTATAGCCGCTTGGTAACATCTCAT